TGCCGCGCGCTCAATCTCCTTTCAAATCGGGTTGTTAATTTAGCCCCCGCTTACGGCTCGAACGTAAGAGCTTTCCAATCGGGGTGCACGATGGCTACATTACAATTCTTTTATATTGTTTTAAGGAACTTATTTACGAAATACACCTGACCCTTCCCTGTTACCTTGGGCGTAATTGTGGTGTGCATTACGCCACCATTACCTGAGCGTGTACCTTTCTTTAACTCGAATAGCCCTTGCTCAATGTATTGTTGGTTAGGAATGTTGTAGTACTCGCCTCTTGTGCCTAAGTAGTGATTTTCTCTTAACCACTTGAAAAGTCTCTTTTCGCCTATCTCATAGCCTTTTTGAGTGATGAGTTTTGCCAATTCACCAATAAGGCAGGACGATTGAGAGCCTATTACCGTATCGGCAAATAACACTTTGGGGGCTTGTGCTTGCAGTTGCTTTTGTTGGGCTTCTATCTTCTCGGCTTGTTCAGCAGCTAATCGCAATGCTTCTGAAAATGATTGAGGAATTTGTTGGTGCGCTTGTTCTTTTGCTCTTAACTGCTTTTCGCACTCAATAAAATATTGGCGTGCCGTTTTGCCCTTTTCTGAGCGTTGCAACATTGCAATCTCTTTGGCGCAATCAAGGGTAATGGCGTAGTCCTTTACGGTTGTACCACCTATGCTGTTAGGGTGATTAACAAAAAAGTTAGTCGCCTCAAAATCAATGTTTTCAGCAAAACCATATTCAAACATTCTATCAATCCACATAGTGAAAGGAGTTTGAACTTCTAAAAACTTGTGTAATTCCCTTGCAGATACAGCACGTTTGCCATTTTGTTCAGTGATTTTAATCAACTCTTGCATTGGTTGATAATCTGTATTTGTTATTTCGTACATAGTTAAATAATTTTAGATGTTAGTAATTCCTTTGCTTATTTATATTTTCACTTTGATATTCAATGCTTTACAACAATTCTTTACTCTTATCTATATACTCCTTACAAAACTGATGGTCTATTACCGCCTCTACATTAAGCGTTTTTGCCGATAGCAAGGTCATTGTATAAGGAGGTAATTCTTTATCCTCATCAGCCACACGCATATAAGTTTCATAAAACGCCTCGCTTAATACTTTTGCCTCTTCAGCATTAGGTGCTTTCACTAAAAAGCGCATTGGATAAGATTCTTTATTTACCATTATTTCTACCTCTATCTGATAGAACTTATTTTGCTCCTCATCGCTGTTTTTCTTTGCCAACGATACAAGGGTAAAATACTGTTGCTCTTTGAGTGATTTTATTTCATAAAACCCAATGTAATTTTGTTCGATGTAGTCAGTTATAATTCCCCTTGCTACATCTATGCTGTTAGCATATAGGTAGAACGTTCTTTTTTTTCGAGAGATTTCCACTACTGCTATCCATATAGTACTGTTGCCTAATACAGCATCTGCAGTGCGTTGTATTGAACTTAATTGTACATCTTTAATGTTAAGTTCCCCACTCTTGATAAAGAAGTCTATGGTTTGAAAATTCTCATCGTTTAATTCTTCGCCCTTAGAAATAATGAGTTCTTTTCGTTCTATGGTTACGACTTCCCCAGTATCCTCGTCTGTAAAATCTTCTTCCCAACGTCTGTACAGACTATTCATTAGATACTTAGATTCTTTGCCCTTCAATAATGAGAGGTCGTTGGAAGTCATTATTTTCTCATTAAATCGGCTTACTGTTTCTTTTTTCATTTTAATAATATTTTCCTTGTAAATTGTTCACTTGCTTTTCAATTTCATTCAGATACGCCAAATCATCGGGTGTTGGTAGATATATACCCGCCTCCTTGCTGGCGTAA